TGGCATCAACGGTTAGCGAAGCGGGTGTCAAACTCTGATTAAAGGTGAAAAGTGATGATCCCCCCAAGTCGCCTTGTGCGTTTGCTTTAAATTGTACGGCATTAACAGGACCAACTGCGGGAGTAGATCCAGCGGACCCCTGTTGCCCGGTTGGTCCAGTGGGTCCGATAAATCTGGCATCGGAACCAGGTTGCCCTTGTTGACCTGGTGGACCAGGCGGACCCATATCACCTTTTTGACAACAACCTTCGCCTACTTTTCGGTACATTGCATCGTAACTAGTATAAGGTCTCGACATTATTATATTATTAATAAGTATAAAAAAAAACTGTTTATACCTATATAATGCAAAACACACAAATATCAAATTCAGCCAAAAAGCGCATTCAAAAAGAGATATTGAGAGATAATTTATCCATTACACTCATTGACAAACCCTATATTACAGAAACGCGCCGAAGAAGCCGGTAAAGAACCAGCGCTTGTAATTACCTTGAAGGATTATCCATGGAAAAGTCCGGAAGTCCACTATTTTTCCACACCCGTCGTAAGGATTTACATGAGTGGTACACATGAGGGAATACGAGATGAATTGCAAAATATAGTGGGAAAAAGTGTATGTTTTTGTTGCACTTCCGTACTATGTGACAACAATTGGCATATACAAACGACGATAAAGAAAATTATAGATGAGTTTGTTAAATTTACAAATACAAAAGCCAGGGCACAAGAAAAGATGTTTTGTAATAGAATTCAAGAACAGCTATTTTCAATTTTAGATGTTAATAAGGATAGTTCTTCCCTAAAGTGTTTACCAGTATCTGATTACAAAATATCAGATTTCTTATGAAATAATATTAGAAATTCTAAACTAATATTATTAATGACAGAAGAAGAAGATCATATGAAGGGGCTTCTTGAAGCTCTAGATAATGAGAATAATGATTCTATTATGGGATTAACGTCTCAAAAAATCAAATCCAACAAAAATGATATCCTACAAAGATTGCAAATAAAGGGCGCAGAATTAAAATTGTATCACAAGAAGCTAAAAGACTACAGATATTGCAAGGAAATGAAGGATTTGCGTTATGGATTTTACATTCGTTGGATACCTTTAAAAGACCCCGATGATATATATTTGACAAATGGGGGCATAATTTGTGATATGAAAGCGTTTAATAATCGCTTACATGTAATTTGTAAAAATAATTACAATCAATTAATGCAAGTGCCGTTTGATGAAAGTATTATATTTCAAAAATTGTCTAACCAAGAAAGAGTAATTCTTGATATCTTAGATTATTTAAATAAGTAGTTAACCCAGTTTTACCTTTGTTTTTATTTTTTTAACTCGCGGTCCTAATTTGACCTTAACCTTTGGCTTCTTTTGTTTTGCAAGCGCTTTAGCCAATGTCGTCCTTTTAATAAAACTATCTAAGGTTGTGATATTTAATTTTGTAATTTGTTCAAAGGAATCACCCATATCCGCTATTGATAGTTGTATAGAGTCCGATTTACTTAAAATTCCATAATTTGGACTATTATTCGTTTCTGTATTTGAATAACCGCCAGCAAAAATAATATAACATCCTTGTGATTCGCGCGCCATAAAAGAAACATATGGTGAAAATAAACTGGGTATTTTTGTACGGCATAAAAGAATAAGTGGTATATTAAATTCATTAGATAGTAAAAAGAAATCCAACGATGTCAAGAAATAATTGCTCGGGGTTATGACATCCGATAGTGGTACACCACTTGATATGGACTGCACTTGGTTTCTTTTACCTTGCATTTTAAGAATATCAAGTATTTTATTATATCCCGCGGATCGGGACAATTCATCGTATATTGAGACGAGGGTGCGCAAAATAAAGGAAACAGAATTATCTTCACCGGGACGGTGAATATTTAAAATATCTTTAATAATTTCCCAGGAACAAGAATTACTTGACTTATATTCAAGTATGCTATATTCGCCAAATCCAGCCGCCCCCCATCGTCCAAGAACCAACTTCTTTTGCTGGGAATCAGTGACTATACATTGACTCACTGACTCCTCAACCATATCATATGACATATTAAATGTATTAGCATACGGTGCACTATCCGCCGGTTCCACAGTACCCCACGTGGATGTATCCTTAGTATACGGATTGACTTCTTGAGGTACAATATCTTCGAAATAGTCGCCATAAAGTATATCTTCTAACAATACAATCTCGTTTTGTGTTAAATTATATGATATATTTTGAAAGGATAAAAATGTCTTCGGTACGAAAATGAAGGTTCTTATGCGATCAAATTTTATTAATTCATTGGCAACACGAGCAAAATATTGTACGGCATTGTTACCACCACTAATTAAGTTGGTTCTTGGTAGCATCATTTGACATTTTCCGTTTCCATCATCTCCGGGGGTAAATGTGCAATATTCTTTTCTATTACAACGATCGCCAATCATATTCAAACAAATTTCAATCTCGTCCATGTTAGCAAGGGCTGACTCGCCAAATTCCGTGAAAATAATATGCGGCGACATAATTGTTTTTAACTGTGTTTCCACCTCTTTTAATTTATTATAATAAGGAATTATTGGAGACGTGATAGTATCCAATATGTGGTTTTTGATATCCTTATTTTCATAATATGCAAGCACAATCCGTATCATATTTCTGAAGATGTTATAAAAATGACTTTCTAGTTTAATATTTCTTACCTTCCTTACACGATCGGTATCAACGCTCGTATTGATAAGAAGATTATTATCCAGTTCAAGATAATTAAATGGTTCAGGAGAGATTTTTTTAGAAATAACAGATATTCCATCCGGTTCAATACCATCGGCTGGAACTTGATAAGCCTCCGGGATTACTGGTACCATCTGGTTCGTTTCGGTTATAACTCCAATAATTACCGAATCATTTACCAATTTAAATTTAGGCGCACAAAGCAAACGAGATCTGGTAGTAGTTTTTAGATACTTCAGCTTTTCTATTGTATCGTTGTAATTATTCAATGGGACAGCTGCACCTGAATTTATAAATACAGTCGGAATGCTGTCATTTAATGGTGATGGTAAACATGGTAAAAATATTGTATCATCGTCACTTTCTCCTTTTTGAAGTAGTAAACCCACTACTCTTGAACTATAGTTTGCCACCTGTGCTTTAAACGTATATACTGATTTGGATGCTCTTAGAATTTCAAGAATAGAATTAAAATCCAGATTCTCCCTGAAATCAAATTTTTGATTATATTCGGCAGGCATGCTGGGTAGAGGTTTGCATTTAACAGTAAGATCCGTCCAAATATGTTTGATAATGGATCCGACATTCGGTAATTCTCTCATAATATTCCGCATATTGAATAGTTTTTGAATATTGTAAAAATGTCGTTTTACCTTTGTGTATTTGTAAACAGGTTCAAAATAACCATTTCTGGTATAGAGGATTAAAGTAGGTTTATTTATATCGTAAACTTGCCCTGAGTAAAAATTAGTAGGACAAATCAGTTCAATCTTTGATGTAACATCATCTTCGGGACTTTTCAAAATAATCATATTTATTCCGTTGCGGAATAGTCCGCTACCATCTTCAGATATAGGAAGGGTAATAAAATCCCAAATATATTTGTAATCAATGACTATATCGTCATCGGATAAATATCTACCAAAGTTGAGAAAGGCACCAATCACTTTCTTAAAATATAGATCACTGGTAGTGGTCTTATTTAACGATTTATATAATTTACTTTGTTTATAAGGTGTAATATCCACTTCATCGTAGTTCTCTGGAGCAAATATAGAAATGAGATCACCGTTTTGTAGTTGAATAAATCTATCGAGGGTTAATTGTCTGGTTATAATTTCTTTTAATGTGCGAATGGTCATCGGAGGACGCGAAGACAAAGTATGAGCTCTTGATTCTAATTGTGGATTCAATTCGTCGTTATAGATATCAGCAATGCATGCGAGAAAGGATTGTTTATCACTTTTTTCCATACCCTTATGCAATAGACACGGTTGTCCCATTTTAAGATTATTATCCATTAAAGATTCTTGGCATATCTTTCTACAGTTGTATCCAAGGAATTTTTGTAGCGCCAAAGGAATATAGCCAATTTGTCCTGGATTTAAAGGCCATGCTTCCAATAAAGGAGCATCATCTACCTTGGCACTTTTCGCCTTTACAGACAATTTTTTCTTATTCACTGATTGATTGCATTCATTGAATGCCTGTTTTCTAGAATTGGCGGGTGCATCTCTAGTTTCTTTTACTCCTCTAATTGTATCCATTTTAATATTTCCATCTGCATCCAATTCAAAAGCGGGTCCAGGTCCTCCAGGTCCTTCGCCGACAGGCTTATACATATCATTGTATTCTATGGTCGGATATTTGCTTTGTTTTACCTTTGTTTCTGTATTATAATATTCTTCTTTGCCTTTTGCATTTGTCCTAATAGTCCAATTACTATTTTTCGGATCAAAGGTGGTCGGGCGTGTAAAACAACATGGGATGCATAACCCATCGGGGTGTTTACTTTTATCCATAAAACTTGGAAACATCGGTTTATATACCAGTAAGTTGTCTGTTTTTGTTTTAGATTTATGCATTCTTTCGTCGGTAAACTCATAAATTCTTTTACCATCCGGGACAGTAGACGATCCTTCTGGAATAAGAGCATCCCAACCACCGCATGCACCTGAATTTATCTCTTCTAGGGAAATAGAACGGGATTTTCCATTCTTATCCGATAAACACCAGAAGCGTGGACAAATATAATGGTATTTCGTTTGACCCGTACCATATGTGATGTGTTCATCATAAGATTTTGTACCATAAGCGGCGTCTTTTTCATCTATGTATTCTTTTTCGTCCTCTGTTAAAATAATAGGTTGCTTTGAATATTGTGATGGACAAGCTTTAGAATATGCCTTATATCGTCCGGATTCTTTTTTAAGAAATAATTCAGGTTGCAAATCTTCTTTTTTCTTCATAAATATATTATTTGTACCCTTAAGTTGGAGTCCTTTAAGATTTACTTCTGCTTGACTAGATATATCGCTTTCGGGGGAGATATCGCGTTTTTTTTCTGGAGGCGGAAGTGATCTCACTTCACTTAGTTGTCTTATCAATGGACCAGGTGTTTCAGAGAGTTCTTCGCTAAAATCGCCAAAATCCACATCTCCAAAATCAAATTCAGCTTCTACCACTCCAGTATCGCCTTTTTTCTCCTCGGCAACTGCCATTTCCACGCCCACATCTCCACTGAGATCCTGTGCAGGTGATCTAGTACTCCCAATAGAATCAATCTCTCCAAATTCAACACCTTCAAAATCTACTTCGTCGCCTCCGTCTTCATCTTCCTCCTCCTGTCCGAACATCTCAAGAAAGGCTGTTGCCTTATTTCTATCTTCTTTAAAACGAATTTTATGAGTAACGATGTCCTGTTCTTGATCAGCTTCTACAATAGTTTTTCCTTTGCACAGAGATGTGATTTCACTAGCTTTAACATTTGTACTTTTCTTATTAATCACAAGACGTAAGAGCGAGTCAATATAAATAAAGATGTATTTAAGGTAACCAATTTCATTAATATCCGTTGTTTTTACCGTTGTTGTAAAATCCACATTGTTGCGTGTAATAGTGATTGGGAAGCCGGTATTGGTTCTTACCGTGATTGCTTTATTTTCATATAAATCAGCTTCAACATTTATTTGAGTAGCCCATGCCGAAAAGCGTGCCTTAGCGTCAGCATCATCCAAATTGAAATTTTGTGATAGTTTTCTAATAATAACATTCGGATCCTCATCATTTTTACGCATCTCATTAATAAAAGAATCAATGCTGTCCAATTCATTATAGTTGGATACTCGCTTATATTTAAGACGAAGCTCTTCTTGTTGCGAAGATAGACTATCATCTAATAATGTAAAAACACTAGAAAGGCAACCGGTATACGATTTTAATTTTATATTCTTCTTTACTTCCAAAATTGACACGAACGTGATATCTTTAAATTCAATATTATCTTGATCGAAGGATTCAAAAATTTGAAATGTATAACCACTCTGCTCAAGAAATCGCTGTACTTTACGTAATATAAGCGGATTCAAAGATTCCGAAATAGCAGTTTCAAGCATATCTTTATTGACGATGGCAGAGTGTTGTACCGTGATATTTACATTTCCGTTTGCTTCAAATTCACAAGCAATGGCAAATTTAATACTATCTTTGAGATATTCCACATAGTATGCTACACGTTTTTTACGGGCTAACAATTTGCTAAGTTTAATAATTTTACCTTTTCTATTGTCATTCATAGTGTATAAATATGGGATTCGTTTGCCATTAGTAGCTAACTTATTTGCATATAACCGATATATATTTTCTCTATCTCTCCCCGGGTTATATTTAACCATGGGGAGGGTTGTATTACTATTGATTAGTTTGAACAGCATTTCTAATGGCATCTTCATTGGATAGCGCGGATGTATTGTAAATTCTGTTTTTAGCACGCCTGGTGTATTATCCTGATATTCTAAATTGTGTTTACGATTATAAAAAATATCATATAATAAGTCAACCCGATCATTATACATCTCAAATTTATCATTAAAAATATCGCGTTGCTCATCATATAAAGCAATTTTCTGATCCCTAAGTTCTCTGAGTGTCGTGATTTGGTTTTTCTGAAAAAGATTCGGAAAATAAAGTTGTATAAATTCTCTTTCGGTAGTATCTTCCAGGGTTTTAACAAACTCAAGTACCTCTTCTGCGAGACAGAAAAAGATATTGTTGTTGCAAAGACTTCCGTATTCAAAAAGTAAATTAGAATTTTGCGTTGAAACATTTGTATTTGCTTTGGTTTTAACGATATTATCCATTGCAATGCAGTTATAAGGATTCGCTACAAAGGGAAATTGTTTTTTAATAACCAACTTTTGTCCTATTGGCAGCGTATATGTTATGGGGGCGTCCCATTCCAATCCATCAATTGTCATCATATCCTCAAAATCATATACATCGCTTTCTTTTTCTTCAAGGGGACATTCCGCCTGTGCTTTATCGCAATCGCCGGATATAATATTAAGTAGGAATTGACAAAGACGTCTTCCTGTAAGTTTATAAGTATCATTCTGCGTTAATCTATTATATAATATTGCTGGATTTATTGGTTTTGTATGTACACCAAATAAATATAGTTCTTTAGTTGAAGAACGTAAATTTGTATATTTGATTATTTTATTTTTAATAGTACCAACTGTATCATCGCCGTGAAGATAACCATCCACAACTTCTATCTCAATATTATTTTGTTTAATTTTCGCAAGTTCGGATTCTGTGAAAATATTTGTACCGTCGTCTAATTGCCATGAACCGTCGGTAGTAATTCGCCGTTTGCCTGCAAATATAAAGATTTTCTTAATTCTATCTCTTTCTAAATGGTTGACTTTTATAACATCAGACATATCTATATAAATATAGCTTATAATATTTATTATAATAATTATGATAAAGATTATAGTGGCGCATGCAAAAAGACGTGGAATTGGTATGAATGGTACATTGCCATGGGCAATAAAAGATGATCTTTTGAATTTTAAACAGAAAACGACCGGGCGTGGTAATAATTCCGTAGTTATGGGAAGAAGGACATGGGAGAGTTTACCTAAATCGGCTCAGCCTTTAAATAATAGACATAATTTCATTGTATCGAGCAAAATAGATAAATCGGAAGTAGAAGACTATCCTAATTGCCAGGTCATTCCATCCCTAGACGATGCAATGGCGATTCATACAGAACTAAACTTAGATACAATGTGGGTTATCGGCGGAAGCGGCGTGTATGATGCTGCTCTACGAACAAGTCAAGTACAGGAATTGCATATAACACATATAAAGAATGATATACCTTGTGATACCTTTTTTCCACATTACACCATGGATTATGCATGCGACCATGCTTCCTTTTGGACAGATGCGGGTGATATAACATATAGGTTTGAAACCTATAGGAAGAGGAACACTTTTGCAGTATAGCTAGATTTAATATTATTATATTACATAACAGTAGGTAATATAATGGAGAAAATTGTTAGTATGTTACGGAATGGAAGCAATATAGTATATATAGTGCCTATTCAGGTAAATAGTTATAGAGAGGTGATAGATAGGTGGTTAAGTTACAAGAGATTTGAAGGATTAACATTTACAAAACAAATGAGTATAATACGCGATGTATTTCGTTTCCATAGAAGTGATATAGATCATATAATATTATACTATTCCAAATATCATGATGACTGTCTTTTAATGTGCAGAGTGGGGGGTAAATATACAAATATGTTACTTCCAGCGTTAAACATTAAAGATCACAATCGTTCAATAATCGCAGTATATACTTAGTTATAAATCATAGTAAGGATTATCTGTTATTTTCATACCACAATATTCGGCGGCTTTTTTTCCATAATCTACAGGTGTATATAGATTGTTTTTAACAGCGATTTGTAGCAAAAACTTGAAATTATTCCAAAATTCATCGTTATGTCCGATAGTCTTACTCATAATGTGTGAGAGTTCGTGAATAGCGACAAATGTCAGAGTATTTTCATCAATAAGCGTATTGCCTTCTTTTGTTGTTGTAGCGCAAAAAGCTAATTTTTCACCTTTATTTTCTGAGTAAGCTGTATACTTACTTGTAGGGAGAATCTCATTTATTTTTTTTGGATTAAATTTTTTGTAGAGTCGTTGAACATTTTCTCTAGTAGGGTATTCTTTGTGAGCAATATTGACCAGTTTTTTAAGTTTGTCGGTAACGGTAGCTAATAAATCAGCTGTCTCCTGTAAACGAGCAGTTTCTCTAACGCAATATTTATTACCGTCAACGCCAGATATTATGCATCGTAGATTGAATGCATCAGACTCCAGATATATCTTAAGCATTACACCAACTACGAATATTGCTAATATATATGCAAAAGCATCCATGTGTTGCGCCATTTATATATTACCAATAAAAATCATATATTAGATTTATTTAATAAATGATTTAATTTATTTTGGACCGCAACCAATCTCGAGAGGGCGGCGGTTAAAGTCCGGACCAATCGTACTGGTATTCCATGGACCAACATTAAGCTGTGGGTTCGCAGGTTCAGATCTGAGCTGAAGGTTAGCGTTTCTTAAACTCTGTCCCACGGTATTAATACCGATGTGATATCCCGCCTTAAGAAGACTGACGTTCTTAACGCTTCCAGCTCCCAGAGGATTCATTTTAGAGAATTGGCTGTTGTTATCTCTTGGTAGGAGATTTTTGGGATTCACAATAGGCTTCTGGGTACAGGAGAGAGGTAGTCCGTGTGTATCAGTGGCAACGCCTCCTGCGTTAGCCGGACCTGAATTTTGTCCTAAAGGATTGGCAGCCTGAGCTGGTGCTCCGGGCGCGCAGCACGAGGCGGCATTACCAACGGCGAGATTGGATTCCGGTTGATTAATAGCATTGCGCGGGTTTGCTACACTTCCCATACCACCCATATAACCTCCAGCCCCGAGAACACCATCGGGATTATTCTGGTAACCAGATTTAACTACTCCTTTACTGGCAGAATAAGAGTTAACAAAATATACAAGTACTAAAGCTGCCACGACAGTAAAAATAACCATATGGTTACTGCATAATTTCTTCAACGTTTTAGCTAGCGTCATTCTATAAAATTAGCATATAAAAAATTTTCGTTAATTACTGGACTATTTGTGCGCCGGTTTCCAGAGTTTCTAAAATATCGTCATCATCATCCGAATCATCCACCTCAATTTCATCCAACATATAGAGTGACTTTATTCTCTTAACTTCTAAATATGCTTCAATAGCTTTTTTTCTCGCTTCTTTCGCACGTCGGCGCACTTCCTTATAAATTTCCATATATACCTCGTTTGGCTTTCTTAATTTTAAAGATTCTTCTTCATCGGGAACGCCGAGGGTGATCTCATTTAACCCAGGTACTTTTTCTAAAGATTCATCATTAGTTTCTGCTAAACTTTCGGCGATGATCTCTGTCTCATCAACCATAGGCGCGTCTTGGACCACTGTTTTTTCATCATCTACTTCAACTTCTTTGTCTTCCGCGACAATATTCGCTGTCGGCGATGGAGATAATAAGTCAAGAGGTGTCTCCTTCTCTGCACTTGGTGGCGGGGAAACAGTTGCCGTTTCAGTGACTTTTAAGGTAATATTTTCCGAAGCATCGGGGATTTTTGGAGAGGTGTCCGATTCACTATCTCCAAAACTGGATTGTTCGACATTGTCCTCGCCATTCGTATCATCTGCTTTGATCTTATTTGTATCAATTTGAATCCTACATCTTCTATCAAGAACCTTATCTTTTAATATCATGGCTTGCTCTAAAAAGAACTCTAAAGAAAAGCTCTGACTGGTAAACTTCAAACCACTTAAATGTAGCAGACCCATCAATGGTTTTTCTTTTTTGACATCATCAATGGTCAGCAGAGATTCATCTTCATCATAAATTTGAATAGACGGTTGCATACTCACTTTGGAACGGTGGGGTTTTTTAATGTTGCATCTCAATAATAATTTTGAACCCTTATATGGTCTCAATATCTGTTGCCAATGGTATTCTATGGTGTCCATATCCATATCCGTATGAAACCAATGATCTTTTTTATCAAAAATGAGATTTTTAATTTTATCACCAATTTGTTCAAAGAAATCTCTAACTTCATCATTATCGGCATCAAACATTAAATCACAATAAATCTTTTTATCTGTCTTAATAATACCATTCTTTGTAGTACAGCGTGGTGTTTGCAAAACGACTCTTTTACCTAATAACTTTAATTTAGAAATATATGCACCTCCTTGAAGTCCTTGAGGATTGGCTAAAGATAGATCATCATGTGGAAAATCAGCCGAGCAACATTTATGAATTGTCTCTTCCATTATAGAGTTTAAAGAAAAATTACCAAGTTTTAGTACGCAATGAGATATAAAAATATATATAATGAATAAATGAGTAATTTTAAAGAATCGTTAATTGCAGAATGTGTAAATGTTATTAAACGAGATGATGTAAAACAAGAGATAAAAGAGTTATTCAAACCTATTATTGATATGATAATGCAAGAGATTTATCCTTATATATTTCTCTCCATGTTATTCGTCATAATTAGTTTTATGTTAATTTTAGGAATATTTATATTATTGTTGCGTAATAATAAACCTATCATCAAAATCCCTGGATTATTAAAATTTTCTTAGTATATAATATAATGCCGAAAACTAGAAGAAGAGGAAGAACTGGCGGTTCACGCCGCAGACGTCGTGGTGGTCGCTCAACGACCCGCCGCCGCAGAGGTGGTAATGTTATTGGCGGTGTTGTCTCAGCTTTGAAGACGGCACTTCCATCTATTGTTCTTTACGAGGCACTGCGTATGCAGGGCAAGCGTGCCGGACGCCGGGGTGCTGGCTCCCGCCGCCGTCGTGGTGGTAGAACCCGCCGTCGCCGCCGTTAGAGAGTTATGATATAAATAAGTTAAATATATTATTATATCATAAAGTAGATGCCTTTCGACGATTTGATTAAAAACTGGGTAAATGTAGATAACGAGATTAAGGAGAGAACGGCAGAGTTAAAAAATCTACGCGCCCTTCGCAGCGAATACCAAGATGCTGTCTTGGATCATGTAACTACCAATAATATGGCGCATAAAACCGTTCATATATCGGACGGGACGTTGCGTTTTCAAAATTCAAAAGTAACAACTCCGTTAACTTTTAAATTTATAACTCAGTGTTTGAATGACTGTATAGCAGATGAAAATCAAGTAAAACAACTAATAAAATATATCAAACAGCGCAGAGAAACTAGATACGTGCCAGAGGTTAAACGATCATATAAATAATTTAAATAGATTTTAGTTTTATTATTTAAATGAGCGAAATTACATTCTCAAACCGAATAGTTAGACCTAAGAAATATAGTTATGACCGTTGGTGGAATTCTCCAGTTGAACCCGCATCTAACCAATGGCAGACAGCACGCCGTAGAATCACTCACGGTGATTATGTTAAAGATTTTTACTATAAATTAAAAGATATTATTCAAAGCGAAGGCTATGATATCATTGATGAAAAAGAATTTAAAAGCGAAATAGCAACATTAATATATAAATTATCCGACGATCATCTCTAATGCCAAGAAAGAATAGGGTAAAATATGATCATTACGACGAAGATTATGATTCGGAAGCGGAGGTACAAGAAAGGATTAAACATTTGGAAGAAAACTATACTTTAGAAGATTTCTTAGATTTCCCAAAAACAAGAGATGTTTTAGTACAACATTTTATTTGGGATTTTGAAAAACACTGCGATGACCGTTTAGATAATTTTTATGAATCCGAGGTTGATTTTTGCCAGGGAGATTTATCTACCTTATTTATTAATGAGAGGGATTATGATCATAAGGGGGATTTCAGAGGTATTATTTTTAAATATATCAAGCCAAAATATGATTTGGATTTAATTTACTATGATGAGGGACTATGTAAATCTTTTGAAGATTTTCACGAAGAAAACAAGAAAAAAAAGGAGGAGGAACGTCTTCGAAAGGTCCGGGATAACTACAGTAAAACTAAAAATGCTGGAAAAACGTTTGATTGGGGAACAAAAACCTATAAATAAATCCCATGATAATATATATATTATCATGGAAATGGAAAATTTTGTATTCTTAAGAGATGGAAATAAAGTAATGGCGGGGGGGTATGAGATTGATAACAAATTTCTCAGAGAAGGAATGCCTGCGATATCTAATGTCAAAAAGGGCGGCGGCAGTTTGGATACACTGGCTGTACCAGCTGGATTATTTTTATTACAACAGCATGCTACGGCTGGTCCGAGCCCATTCATTCTAACGCAAGAAGATGCGAGCGTCATTCCAGATAATTTATATGATAAATTACTATCTTTAATGACGACTGGAGAGAAAAAGAAAAGATTGACGCGCCGAAGTAAATCTAAAACTAAGAGGAAAACCCGCAAAAGGAGATAAGAAGTTCAATGATAAAAACTGGTAATAAATATATCAAGGCATTTATATTCATAAATGACATTACAAAAGCTACAGTTAATGCTCCTGTAATGTACCATTCAGGGATTTTTACAAAATTCCTAATCAAAAGCAAAATTAGTAATGGGATAATGATAATACGACCAAATAAGCAGATCCGTAATCCAACTTCATCGCCAATAAGATGTTTAAAGAAATAACCTTCTGGAGACTTAAGTATATTGAAATCCGAACCTGTTTTGAAGAAGTAAAACATATAGGAGAGATAAATAGTCTCTAAGATAGATATTGCTAATTTAAGATTCATTATAATATAATCTTAAATTAATTTGGTGTATTAACGCCGTCTCCGCCTCGTTTTCCGTCTATGGCGAGTCTTCCTGCGTTTTTTATGCGAAGATCTGCGTCGTTTTCTATGCTTGGTTTTACGTCTATGTTTGGTTTTGCGCCTTCTGGTCTTTCTTTTACGTTTTCGCCCTCCTTGTAATTTATGTGCTAATGTTTTACCATCCATTACACTACGTGTTCCTAATACATGTCTAGCGAATCCCATTGAGTGGGTATGATGTATTCCTGCTCTTCTCTCGTCATCTGTTATTACTCCTTTTGAAACCATGTCAAGTTCATGGTTTCGTAAGAGCTCGTGGGACTCCCTTGCACGTTTCACGGCGATGGCGTGCGCTCTATCGCCGTAATCACCTCTGATTGTCGCAGGGTCGTTTTGTTCTCTTATATCTTGTTGCATGTCTTGCTCAATATTCTTGTAAGTGCGCCCGCGCCGATCAGACGCAACAACTCTATCTGTCCAATGAAGATCCGCCCCTGTTTTTGCCATTATAAAATAAGCAAAGAAAATATTATATCTGACTCCATCTTTCATAATTAAATGGCGAAACCAATATATCAGATAATTTATTTTTAAAGTGATTGACTCGTTTTTCAAATCTTAGTTCCCGCCTTGTTACAGGGAACGGATTGCTCTGTTCTAGCATTTTTCTCTCTAAATGTGTCATTTTGGGTTTATAACCATAGCAATTAGCCCCAAAACGCACATTTTTATTTGCTATATATCCCCCATTTATACCTGGTCGGCCACAATCATGTTTATGTCCGGGAATTTTTTGTAGTCCCTTCCACGTTTCAGTCTGTGTAGGGTAAAGAGCCATTTGATCTTTAGACCAACCGAAACCACACCATTCACCACCATCTTGGTATGCCTTTTCTATTTGTTCATAATTTGCTAGGTCGCCACCATAAGCTTTACATAATGCTTTAGCATCATTATAGGTGTACACATTATTTGGAATATGAAATACCTGTGGCTCAATTGTTATTTCTGGAACGCCGGCATCGTCTTCAGTAATGTCACCTTCAGTACTCTCTTGATTGGGTGGCGTTATAACTGCTATATCGACCTCGGGAACGGGTGAAAACAGGTTTTTAATACCGGTTTTAATATCAACGTTGAAGAAGTACTGAATACCGTTAATTAAAACTAGGAAAACAAAAACGCCCCACATTAGCACTTCAATAACTGTCATACCTGGCGAGGATGGTGCAGCTGCAGCACCCGCGCTATTCCCTCCCAGTCCTAAATAACTAAATAGAACGTAATAAATCATTATTACAAATGATAATACAACAAGAACAATAGGGTTGGCAGCTCTCTTTGCCTCCCTTCCAAATTTCTTCGCTGTATTTCCAATAAAATCATACATATGTGGAAATCCTTGTGTTGGGGTAATATCAAGCATATATAATACTGATCTATTTTTTTTTGCGATAGAAGAAACAATATGCCTTTGGAGAAATTAATTTGCTCTCATCCTTGATTTCTGTGATGGTAGCGTCATTGAAGCTATACCATTTTCCATTTGCATTTCTGATAGAAGCAGTATAATGTCCACCAAAAACACTGCCGCCGTGGTTGCAAATGCCATATAAATCATACACATAACTTTCTTTATCATAACCGACAACATATTTAGACATGTCTAGGTCTGCTAAAGGAAAGTTTACTAGACTTTGATTTTTTTTTATTGAGTTGGAGAAGCGTTTAATCGTGACGATCAAAATTTCAGGAAGACTCCAAAATAGAATTTGTTTATGCGCCACGACCTTTTCTCCGGAATCTGTCTCATACTTATTATCGCCCTCTAGTACTTCAACTTTTGTATAATTATCTAGACACTCTCGGATCGTACATGATTTGTTATTTATTTGACTTTCAGTAGGTAATGACAGATCAAGTGTTAGAAAAGGTTCGGGCGCTGAAGAAAGGTATTTATTTTCTGGCGTTGATATCTTTGAAACGTGGATTCCATAAAATAAACCCAACATTTCAGAATATTCCTTCTTATACATAGTTTTCATCATCGTAAAGCAGTTTTTTGCTAATTTATCGGTTTCTGTTACCGTTTCACCAGTAATTTGCATATCTACTTCACGAGAAATTGCTGTATGAAAGCAATCAATGATAAAGGTTAAGAACTCGGTGAAGTCATTTTGTGCAAATCCTGTAAATATAGGTTTATCTTTTATTTTAGCAACCTTTTGAACCGATGAAAGGAAACCTCCGGGACTAATAATGCAATTTTCACTCCATATCATTGTTCTTAGCTTATCCCATTCAAGAAGTATTAAAGCTTCGGCCTTTTTATTGAGTCTTTTTTTGTACACACCCTGCTTCAAAAAATCATTCAAACTATACGAATGGGATAAACATTGTAACGCTGAGTTCATAAAACATGTGTTACCCAAATTAGCTAAACCAGTCAAACCACGTCCTTCATATACGGAGTAGAGATTTGTTAACGAAGATGCCATTTAATATTTACACGGTGCTATTTTTATATCATTTATTTTGAACAAATAAATTATTAATATACTATATGAGTCTGAGAGATAGAGAGTTGATTATAGAATACATACGAATGGTGCGAGATCACCAAATAATGCTCGAACGAATGGCAAAATATATTGATACCGCAAATTCTAGAGCCACTGACGTAGTTACTGCCTACTTAAATGGAAGAGATATTGAAGGAGAACATGCCGCAACATCAAATGGTAGTTCAAGTTCAAATAGAGTAAATAGAGTAATCTCAAGAAGAAGTAGTATTTTGACTACGACATCCAGCAATTTGCCACGTAGACCTACAACCGTGCCTCCACCGCCTCCATCAGAGCCGGCACCTCCTCCTCCACCACCCGAGACTGCTCCTCCTCCACCGCCTCCGGAGCCCGCGCCTATAACAACGTCAAATCGGGTGAGCGCCGAAAGCGATGATAATGTTTCAACAAATACCACCGAGTCGCCTTCGGTCACAACAAGCTATTCCCTGATTACAGCCGATTCAAGCAATAATATTTTACCAAGAACACATATTTTTAATCCTAATGATCGCACATTAATACGTGTAAGACGTTGGACAAATAATACGATGCCTACAACAACGAGTGTAAATATACCAAATGGAAGGGCGACGATAAGGAGGAGGAGGAATGGTTTACCTGGGAATATCAGGTTTCCATCTCGGAGTATCACCAGACCACCATATGCCTTAGATTTCCCTGAAGATGGTGAGACTATGCCTAGGGACATAGGTTCACCTGTACGCGTTAGACCTAGTACGTCACAAATTAGAAACAGTACTGAATTGTTAAAATGGGAGGATATTTCTGGAAATTATCAAGAAGTATGTCCAATATCCATGCTAGAATTTAAAGAAGGAGATGATATTCTAAGAATAAAATCCTGCCAGCATATCTTTAGGGAAATGAATTTACGACAATGGTTCCGGTATAGTTCCAGGTGTCCTATTTGTAGATACGACATTAGAGACTGGGTTGGTTGACTAATAAATAGTTAGCAACTCTTTTATTATAATTCTGATATAATGGTTGCGTAGGAATTTCATGTTGTCGTAACTTTTTTAACATATACGTAGAGAAATCAATATAAAAATGAATGATTTCTAATTCGCCGTGAATTAGAAGCAAGGCAAGATATTCTTGTGTAGATTTGTCAATAGTATTTAAAAGGTCGGTTACCTTTTCAATATTAAGTACATATTCTTTTGACAATGATTTCATTAAATCATGTAAAGAAGCAAGCATATGAATTTCATTTCTCAAGGATACTGGATTATTATATATATTACGATATGGAGAGGCAGCCAATTCATTATCATTCGCTTCTGATATTCGCAAAAATGTAAACATTTCACGTGTAAATGGATCATTTAAATCCTTCTTTAAACAACCGCTAACTTTTGTAAACATTGCCATCTTTTTGAAATCACTACGTGTTCGTTGTTTTGCATGCTCTATATTTATAGTGAGTGTATTATACTTATTGCTAGGTAATGCAAATCCATAAAACAATAACATTTGACTATTACATTTTTTACCATATGTGTCAGTTAATTCAGCGGAATTTTTAATATGGCGATTCGCTCTCATTATAAATTCGCATTTACTATTATCATAGTACCAACTTATATTTGGATCTGGCGAATGGTTTAACATATCACTAAAAGGTACCATAGCTACTCGTTTTATGCCGTCTATTCTAATACCAAAATTACGACTCCCTACTAGCAATCTTAAAAATAAAAATTCTTTGAATGAGTACTTCTCTTTGAAAGTAGGGCAACACCTGACGATTATGTTATAATCCTTTATAAACGACTGTGTCCTATTTTTAATTTTCTTTAGCATATCACTCCCTTTTAATAATGACAAAACATTATCTCTCCAAAATATTGGAAAGTTTGTTAATTTGTCAGGTAAAATTTTGTAATAGGGTAGGTACTCGCCCTTGTCATGTATATCCTCTAACATAAAAATTACCACGAGCGCTATTGGTAAATTACTTATTTCCGAATGATTACCCCTGAGTAATTGCTGACCATAACTAGTTGCTTGTCCCATCCCATCATGTATAATCAATGCTTTTGGTATTTTCACTATTTTTTTATTATCTCTAATACGCCCATTGGCGCGGACACCCCTTTCGTTTCCACTCGTATTACAAATGGTGATGTTTGTTAGAAATCCCTCATTTGATCTTATCCATGATAACAACTCATTAAATTCATTTTGGTTTATTGCCATGTTAATATGTATATATATTTATCATTATTTATTATTTTATAATGATAATATATAATGCCAAATCGTGGAACAATGCGTGCAAAACAACGTCTCGCTGGCTCTTTAGGTCAGGGAAGTAGATTTTATTATCTTGCAGGGAAGTCTTTCGCAAAGGTCGCTGGATCACAGGGCTTCGGCAAAACCAACCCGTCCATCGGTAGTATGAAATCCCTAGGAGTGATGAAACAAAACAGGAATGCTGGCGGTAATAACGTATGCAAAGAGAGTGTTATACCTGAGTATTATTATACTCAGAAAATCCAACTGACTACATCTCTTGGGGCACCATTGCCGGTTGGATCTCTAATTTATATTGCCAACACACGGATTCCCTTAGGCGAAGTAATCCGAGATCCTGGTGCTGAACCCAGCTTAGGGATAAAACACGCCGACCCTCGTAATTTATTACCAGCGGGTCCTTTCCCTTCTCCTCTCAGGGTCAACATCGTACCACCAGGTCCCTTTTCAGGGCGCCCAGGAGTAGCTGGAACAATTACATTAGCAGATCACCCCGTTAGACACGTTAACCTTGTTAAAAGTAATTGCAATTGTAATGGACCCAGAGGATACTGTTCTAATTGCAGTGGGAGAGAAAACCCATTGTTTGCTATTACAGGAGGTAGTACATACTCAAGTACGACAGGATTCACGCTACTATCACATTAATTTCATATACTATCAGATATTGCCCCGAAGATTATCCAACCGTTTGGTTAATAAAGCATTTGTGGTATATGATAAATTCAAAAATAATTGTTTGTTTAATTCTTCTAATCTATCAGATATAGCATCTAATGAACAAAGTTCTTTAATATTGTCAACACTGTTTTCTATTTTTGGAATTAAGGTATTGACATTATTTACTAATAAACGCATGTCGGCTACCAAAGTTCTAATATACGACCAGTGAAATAAGGTATACATAAAAGTTATTACTATTATTAAACATGTTATAGTTGATGTGGTCGCAATTAGATATTGCAAACAGGTTGTTTTATCGCACTTTTTATGTCGTCTCATATCCATTAATTAAAAATATTACGAATGGTTTATATATATTTTATTAATTCTTACTTGAATCAAGCGAAGAAGCTTTCAATAGATCTTTGCCCCTGCTTCCTATTATTAGCTAGCCTTAATGCATCATCAAATATAATTTTTTTCACTGCCGCGGTTCTCAACTTCTCCTCCTCACGTTCCATTTTGCCGGGATCATCCGACCATTTGCGCTTCAATGTTTTAACTTGTCGCCGAAATCTTGCAAGTGAAGGTTTAAACTGTGGTATTTGTTCCAATACGAGCGCGAATATCTGAGCTAAGGGTTTCATTATTTGATTTGTTATATAGAATGGATAATCCGGAACCAATCCGTGTTTTTTCATATAAGTAGGATTCTCAATCTTGTCGCCTTGCAATTTAACCTTCTGTTTCGTCTGAAAATAGACAAATGGTATTCTGGAACCGACCGCAGGTTTATTACCAGGATCACGTTTGCCCATGCGGTCAGCTAAAACTTTATGAGCAATGGATTGTGGGTTTTTATACCAACCGCGTAGCGATTTTGTGATAACTAGTTTATCCAAATCTATTTTACCATCTACAATATTTTGTAAGAATTTTTTTGTAAATTCAATAGCAGCGCCAATATTGCCATCTTTCATTAATATGTCAATGTTCCCACCATAAATATCTTTAACTACATCAGCATTATCACGGCGCTTTAAAACAATTCCCATAGATTTTCTTTTACCCTTATTAGGATTTTTCTCGTATAGCATTCCAACATACCTCTTCTTGGATAAAAGCAGGAAGGGTGCAAAGGTCTTTTCATACTCAAAATCGTGCGGGTGTTTCAAGAATTTACTAGCTAACTCACACGCCTGTATGGCAAGCTCAATGGTTATTTCCAGTGCCTTTTTTCCAGTTATCTTCTTTCCATCCATATCTTTGAGATTAAATGTTGCAAATACAGAATCTGTGTCACCATAAATCCGTTCTGCATTACAACGAACCTTACCATATTTGGTGTCACATACAGTGTCACCATATGCCTTTTCAATAATTGCTTCGGCGTATAACAGAAGTTTTCTGCCTGTAGCTGTTGTTGATGCAGCAATATCAATGTCATAAAATGCACTTGTTCGGGCGCCTGTTTGTCCATACAATGAATTTGCTGTAATTTTATAACCCAATTGTCTCTGATTAAATACATTTTTCATAAAGTCGTTGTAAGTATCGGAAATATTTATGACATCTTCTTCGTCAATATAAAAGCTTCCTTCTTTGTTACTAATTACATATTCATCGCCTTCTTTCTTGATTAGTCCACTGATTGTTGTACCGTCACTCAAATCAAGTGTTTTATATTTAATAAGCGTTCTAGTTGCCTTCCTTGCTGCCAAAAGTTCGCGTAAAATAGAAGGCATGATTGCCTTTTTCCCATCTTCAAACTGCACATATCTACAAACCTTTGTCCCTATCTTAATTTTTTCCTCCTTCTTTCTACCTTCGGGTGCGCGCCATTCATAGCGATCATATTCGATATCAACATACTTTGTATCCGGTAAATTATCATATTCATCGCTCCCCGTCACCTTCAATAATTTACCTTTTAGATCATATTCTTTAGTCCATACCTTACTATCGTGCGATATGTTCTCACTGATCATGGAGCTTGGATATAGCGAAGCATAATCACCTACCCAAACCGGATCATCGGAATATAGTCCCTTTTTAGGCGGTAAACAAATGGCACCTTCATAAGAACCGTCGTTTTCTGCCTTTTCAATAACTGGCATCAGTGTATCTTTTTCACCGCATTTCTTCGCTATAAAACTTAGAAGTTTAATACCTTGTCCGCGCATGACAACGAAATCAATGGGTATAGAACAAATAGAAGCAATTTCTGTCATCCCAGTCAATACATCATTTTTACGCAATAAATGATGCACTAGGTTACAATCCTGAAAACAATATTTGGCAATAATCTGTCTGTCATCTGCGGTCCCATTTGTGAGCCGGAATAGATCTTGTGGACTTACGTCATCTTTACCCAGCCCCCACCGCAATTTTTTCCCCGAGGGAATTGTAATTTCACCATCAACAATAAATTCCCCTTTTTGTTGATCTATATTACGAACCTTATATTTTTTACCTTCATTGTATGGGTCAAGAGAATGCCCTATTATTTCAAATATGATAAAATTATCTTCTTGAAGTCCCATCAAATTGCGACTTTTAATCACTGTATACCCATCATTATGTATAGTTTCTGATACCATATCACCAATAAAATGCGATGCAACATCTTGTAGCTTATAAGAGCCCAAGTTAACTTCACGTCTAAAATAATTATATAAATCAATTTGAATCACTCCGTCTATTTTTAAATAGGTGAGTTCATGAGTTCCACTTGCTATTCTAATTTCTTTGTCCATCCGTTCACATTTTACACCACGATTCTTACCCAATTGACAAAAGTCATCGAAACATCCATTTTCCATTGCACGATTACACATGAATTTGTAATCAAAACCAAATATATTATATCCAATTATCACATCGGGTCGTTCGCGTTGTATAACCTTTGTCCATTCTAGTAAAACCTGTCTCTCAGTTTCACATGGGACGATTTCAATATCACTATCACCATAGTCTGTACATGTGTCCAAACATATTCCATGATTTAAATATGGCGTATCATCGCCCGCCAACATAAAAGTTGAACCAATAAATGTTACTTTGTCGCCCTCTAAAGGCGGTAGGTATAATGTTAAGAACTTATCAATTATATCTACTTTTTTACTTGAATCAATATTATCCAATAAACAATCTAGTACAGTGTACGTATTTCCATCATTATTTCGTTTTTTAACGGATGGGTTCCAAGTTTTTCTGGAAGTATATATTTCATCATCATCGTGTATATCGCGTGACCGCTTTGTGGGATCTACCTTGTTTCTACCGATTGCATTTTTTATTCCCGTGTGAGCGATTCCATCAAACAAATCTAACACCTCCGATAGATCAATGGGCGATTCGCCCTCCTGGCGGGATTTTGGATAAACCACGCTAATACCATCGCTGGGAACATCTGCAAATCCAAATGCCGTCAATATCTGATTTTTTAAAAGATTAAGCTTTTCTGCTCGTCTAAGCTTCGTAATATCATCCAGATATTTAGTCCAATGAGTTTGTAGTTCACCTGCTAGTTTTTTATATGATTTTATAGCCACAGGAAAATCACCATGACTAGAGGATGCTTCAATATCAAAACTACAAATTTTAATTGGCACCGCGGACTCTTTATTTGGCAAAGGTGCGATATCACGCGCATGAATGCTAAATTCATAATCACACAATGTTTTTTTGTGACGGGACGATTTCCATTTTCGCGATGGAAGACATATCCATCCGGAAGGGCTTATATTGTGAACGTGAAAGAATCTCAAAAGCGGCGGTAATTTCGCTTCATAAATTTGCGTTGCTACTCCCTTAAATACATAATGTTTTAAAACCTGCCGATAACCAAATACACTAGTCCCATCTTTAATTCTATCAAACCAAAAGTTTTTAATTTTATTGTAGGAACTGATATTTTTAAATTTAATACATGCAAAATTGTGCAATTTATGATTATCAAAGCCATAAAGTTTGTGTTTTTTGACCAATGTAAAAGAAGCAATCCCTTTTTCATAATATGATTGATAAGACCTACAGTTTCTTTCTGCATATTGCGCCTTTGATTCTTCTTTTAGTGGTGGCGGAACTAGAGTTTTTCGTTGCCCTAATTGCCATTTCTTATAATTTTTCTCAAGTTCTTCATATGCAAGTTTTTTATAGATGTCATTTTCAAACATTTTCAACATATTATGGTCCCATTTTTCGCCGACTTTAACGAAGAAGAATGGTTGAAATCCTTTGACATTAATAGAGGCGCTTTCGCCTTTTTCATTAATGCCGAATGCCTGTACTACAAATTCTTTTATCGCCCTATTACCACCCACATTCACGGCGCTGGTGATTTTAAAGTCTATCAAACGAAATTCCGGAGATCTATTTATTGTTGTCATTTTCCTATAACAATAAACGAATATAATATCTAATTCAATTTTAGTGAAGAACCACAAGCCCCATCATTACTAATATAACACCACCTATCTTTTTATATGTCATTTCTTCCTTCCAGAAGAAATATGATACCAGCGCGGTAACTAAAAGATCGACGCCACCATCAATTATATCTAAATATGCTAGATCATTATGCATTAATAAGTTACGACCCACAATGATACTTACAGCAATTGCCAAACTTGTACCAATACAAATGACCCAATCTATTGGGCGAAGTTTGGACATATGTTTGATAATATCACTTGGACTTTTATGAAGAATAACAAGTAAACTGACCATTGTTCCAGTTAATACTGCATCTATCAATGTAACAGCATGTACGCCTATTTTTTTTAAATAATACTTTCTTGAAGCAGTTATTATTACACCAACAATAGATAGTAAAATAGAGAATCCAATGACATTAAATTTTCCGGTAAACATTATAATATAGTGATATTAAATTGAAATAAACAGTCTGTATAATACTATAATATAACAAACATCATGAGTGACGACCGACCAGATTATTCGTTTATGCGTTCAGGATTTAATGCGGTAGAGGCTGCCGTAGACGAGGATGAAATGAAAAAAAATGCAATTAGTTTGATAGTGGCATTTTCAGAAGGTGCTTTACGTTCAGCTGGCAAATATGTGTTGCACGCAGGTAGAAATGCAGTCACGCCGGAAGATGTAAAGCGTGGAATGATGCTGGAAATGTTCCTATTTAAAAGACGCGACGACACTCTTGCAAAAGCGCAGGAGATTAAAGAGGAGTTATTTGGTGCCGATGGTGACGACGACGAAGAATTTATTGAAGATATGGAATTGGCAGACGAGAGTGAAGATTTCAAAATAAGTAGCTGCGATTGTGCTCTTTGTAAATGCTTGAATACCATATATACGCGTTGGGAAACATGGGAACCTACAAATGATTTTGAACGCATTTTCCAAAAACATATTAATGATATTAATTAACAGTAATTACTTTGATTTACTAATATACTTTCCTGTAAGACCACAGTAAAACCAGAATCCAGATAATAGGAAAAGAACCCCGCTTGTTAACAAAGCAATAGTCCGCGGATTAGCATCCACCGTGAATAGCGATCCAAAATAAGAAGCAACTGCTATAATTAACATTAGTATTAATCCTGTTTTGACCTCAATATTTTTATGTTTGTAATAGGTTATTGCGGCTCCTATAGAGAGTGGCGGTAGTACAGCAAATAGGGTAGTTCCTATAGCTGTTTTATAGCTATTTACAACGCTAAATAGAACTAACAATGGCACTAATGAAGGTGCTGCGGTTAAACCCAATGCGCCTGATGCAAACCCAGATATTATACCAATCAGTATTATTTTAAGCAACATTAGCATTTAATATAAATATATATTATTATCTCTTCCGCCTTCTTCTCCGTGTGTTTCTTTTCCTTCCCTTTCTTCTACGTGTTCTTCTTCTTCTCCCATCACCTGTTAGACGTTGTTTACGACGCTTCCTCCGCGTCCGTTTACGTTTAGTACCATGTTTGCCTTTTTTATGTTTTGGACCTTTGTTCATATGTTGTTTAAGAAATGCTACAATTTCTTCCATATTGCGACCGCCGCTGTAGTCCTTGATATGCCTAACGCCGTCGTATAAACTCATGGTAGGGAAACCCGATGGTTTTTTCATTGCAGCCGGTAATTTTTGCATGGTAGTATCGCTAGCTGTTAAAACATGTCCTTTTGCTCTACCTCCCTTCCCTTGTTTTAAATGATGCTTGATCTTTTCCCATTCTGGTTTAAAATGTTGACAATGACCGCACCATGGGGCTAAAAATACAACAAATACGGAGCCAAAATTAGGCATTGAAGCGCCGATGGGTCCGGCATTTCCTTCAGTTAAATCTATTACTTCTAATTGAGACATACGTATATATTAGACTTAGAATAAGATTTGGAAGAATAAAATATATAATTTATATATAAATGAAATACATTGCAGCAATAATAGTATTTTTAATAGGTATAGCATTTCTTTGTACGTATAAGAGTTCCGACTTTAAAGAGGGGTTTTCAATAGATGAAGAGTGTCCAAATCTACTCGTACAGAAAGGGAAACACCTCCATTTGATATACAGTAATAAAGCCAAAATTCCAGGAGTAAACCCTGTAATATTTAATAATTTAGAAGAATACACAGAATTTTTAAAATGGCAACGCGCTAAAGGGATAAGATGTCCGGTGCTTTATTTTCAGCAAACATATGATGCACAAAACAATGTAGGATATAGAATGTTACCCAATCCAATAGAAAAACAGGCTGGGTTGTCTAGTTTTGCACCTACGCTAGCTAAAGAGCAGCCACTATATGATGCTAATCATGATGATTTAACATATAATAAGAATGATTATCCTGGATTTGATCCTCAAGATCAGTATATCGGCGCACAAACACCTTTAGATAAAAATTTCCACTCCAGTGAAAGAATCAGTGCAAATGCCATGGACACTAATTGGGGTGGAGCTATGTATAGTGAAAATTTGGCTGAATCGGGCATGTTTGCAGAAGATGCGAGAAAGTCATATGATAATCCTTATGTTTCGCGGGAACGCAATGTAGCCTTTCAGAATGAGATGCCAAGCGAATCTTCCTATATACGTCATAAAAAGAAAGGTGTGCAGTCTATGGAAACGAAAAGAGAAATAGCTGCCGCATATGGCGGGCAGTTAGAAAATAAGCCCCAAGAACGAGCGATTATCATGGCAAGCAATGCAAAAAAATAAGTTTTATATATACTATTTATTATACTTAGTATATATAATGACAGACGGACCTACAATGACAAAGTTGATCATTCTATTGGTTGTCATGACAGTAATATATATATTATTTATATTACCATTAATGACGACTGCGTATTATGCTGTAATGAATGGCGATATGAAAAGTTGGACAGACAGTTTGAGTAAAAAATTACGACTTATTAAACTCTAACCCCGTCAAGATAATCCTGTAATTCGCCTACGGCATTTTTAAATCTATGAAGTTTATGGAATCTATCAATTGTATCATCTTCTGGAACCGACCCTTTTGTTTTTGTCAATGTTTGTAACATTGCTAAATTCACATTTTCGTGCATTTGCGCCAATGCATCCTGGTAGGCATCGCGGTTCTTACCTAAATTCATATCTTCCTTCATATTATCATTCATGTCTTCGAAATAACCACCCAGTTTATCTGGTTTAATAGATCTATCTTCAAAATTTTCAAACATTTTTGGAGACTGAATGCCCAATCCAATCAAATATATAAAGAACAATAGTAATAACCCTTGAGCTATCATAACTGCCACTTCTTTGAGATTCATAATATATACTATGCATCTATTTTTATACTATCCGAATTATTCTCACATAAGTATTTAATAATATTTTCAATGGACTTTTTTGATATCCGGCGATCAGATCCTGATTTTGTTTTATAGCTTAGTTTGTCAAGACAGGACTTATTTTTAGTTAATTCGCTTATTAACGCCGCTATCGTTTTATATCTATCCATTATTACCGATGCCGTTTTTGTACTAACATTGGGTATTTGACTTAGTATAATGGGTCCAATATTTTTTGGGGTAATGTTTTCCTTTTTTGTTTTCTTTATAACATCAATATAATTGACCGGTTTGGTAACATGTTTTTCATGGTAATATCCGTATTTCATGGATTCTCTCTTAAGTTTATCGACTAGTCTTAGTATAAGTTCAGCACTCTCTGCAATGTCAAATGTCCTAAATACGCTAAAACCTTTAAAGTAGTTAATAGAAAACATCGTAGTATATATCGTCCCGGGGGTCACCTTTGTGTACCGTGGGTTATATTGCGAAATTCTGCCTTCAATAAGATAGATAATATTATGATTATGGAGAGAATGCCCATTTAATCTATAGGATTGCTCGGCATAACGTCCATCGCGTATTGAAGATGCCAAATCAGCTATATTTTTTCTCTCCAAAATGAGAAGTTCTTCTCCTTCATCTGATTGTATAACAATATCTCCGATATCTAATTTAGAAATTTCTATAGTATCTGTAAATTTATAATCATTAGAAAGTGCCTTTAACAGTTTAATAAGTGTATGCTCACGATTATCAACAATTATTTTCATTGCATATATCTAAATATTAGTATTTAGATTATTTTCCTTCTACTAATGATAATTGCATTAATAAATATGTTATATATATATATATAATGGCGGATGACAATTTTGATTATTTAATGCCGACTGCTAGACAATACGTAGCAGGTGAGCAAGGGTTGATATTAAACGCTGACTTGCGGACAGCCGCGCTTGATTTGTACAGTCGCGCTGGCGGGTCATTTTCATCGGATGAGGCTGCAATAAATTTTATGATTTATTCTAAACCCAGCGAGGTTGCCAAATTAATATTTAAAGAAGCCGAGAGTATTGGGAATAATATACGACATTATATAGAAAATTTGACACCTGGACGTGTTGACGAGTCGCCCGGAAGTTCACAATGTGGGAAAGGATCTCAATATAATCCTGTAGATTTGACGTTTCAAGCGGGAAAGACGTTTTGTTGGTTATGCGGTTGTCCTATAAGCCGAAAAAATCCCAAAAATGGACCTGAGTGCGAACATATTATACCGGCACTTCGTGCGGCGATGACTGTTGGAATGTTTTCCAGGGCAATTATTTTGGATAAAATACGAACATCAATGGGGGCGACTCTTGGTGGGGAACAGTGGTGGCAGTGGAATGCGGCAACTGCGAATAATTATTTATGGGCACACTCTGTATGCAATCAAAGTTCAGGTAAAGGCTCAATGGTTCTATTAGGTTATAACGAAGGCGCGGGGCAATTTGATTTCAATTCACAAAATGGTGCCATACTCCAAGAGAAAATCTATAAGATAATTAAAAGTGGAGTTATTCAACCAATTCCGGCTCAATGTCAAGGACAACAGTCGTGTTATCGAAGGAAGGATGGTGGAGAGAGATTTTACGGGAATTGTACGACAGCAGACGGTAATCAATGGGATCCGGATCAAGATGGGTGCGTGAGGGTGAATCAGCCTTTCGACGCATACCAGTGGGAAATGAAACGCGCCGCAACGCAAGTTAATCAAGTTTGGGAGCAGTTTGGTGGTAATATCCGCGCGTTTGCGGAATATTGTCTAATGCAAACAAAATTATATTTGAATGCAGAAGGGCTAGAATTAGCCATGACGGAGAAGGAAAGATTGGAAGCTGTTCTTCAGCAACAGCGGGAGGAGGCGGAGAAACTTGCCGAATATAAGGAAGAATGTGCAAAAGTGACAGTGTTAATTGCCGAGCAAATAGGAATTATAAAAGAATTACATAAATTATCAGCCCAAACCCTCATGATAACGGCTTCTGATGCGGAGGCACCTCTATCTGAATATATATTTACCAACGATTTAATAAAAGCAAAAAGCAGATTCAGGGACCAAATACAAAAAATATTTACCGTGTACTGTAGGGGCAGTAGCAACGTGTTGGAAGACGGGACCTCTTTCGTCGAACACATAATGCTAAAATTTTTTACAGATAAAACAATATTATCTGGCAATATCGGGGAGGATATCGGTCCTGGAGGAGGGTGGAGAGACGACATTGCGGGCATGATGAATTTGTTAGTACAGTTTCACAATGCTGAAGAAATATTAACAGAATATATAAGTTGTTTAGTGTTATTTAATATATATGAGCACTACGGTTGGCGAATGGTAGCAAAGATGCCGCATCCAACAGCATCAACTGATGAATTGGCTGCGATTCTTTACCCTTATCCTGGTAATCAATCCGCTTCCGAAATCCAAAAGGTAAATCGTTTGCGGCACGCGTTCGTGCAGCAGCACACAGCGCAGACAGAATCTCCCTCTGGCAGGAGCAGGAGGGGCGAAGGTGAATTTCAGCGGAGGATGAATAATATATTTCAAGCGGCAGGAACGAATTTTGTATTACCGGCTTTCGATAGTGAACATGCATGCAAACTATATTTGATGCAGCTGTTTACTATATTAGTCGGAGCGGTAATTACCAATATACCCGAGGATGAATGGGCTCCGGCTTTTGATTTAGTAATCACCCAACAAGGGCAGCTCCTAACACAAATCGCTGCGGACGGGGACACTATTGTTCAGGCGACACAAGCTGATGTCGGTGAAAGGTTAAGCCAAACATCTGAAGAACAACTGACAAATCTCGCTGAAAAAACCGTTGCTGGCGTCCTGGAAAAAATGATTACCACAAACCTCATATTGACTACATTTCTAACCCAGGCGCCGAAGTTTGAGGAACTTTTGAAAAACGAGGACTTGTATAAAAGTATGGTGCCAGTAATTGGATGCAATCTAATGCAGCGAATATTAAGTGTGGTAACGCCAGGACACCCAATCACGAATTTCCTAACAGGGGGTCGGGATTTATTCTGTGGACAACTAGGAATTGATACTGCTGCTATAGAGGCAACTGCATCGATGCCATCAAGGTCAGCGGCGGAGGCGAGGGCGGCAAGCTCGGACGCCGATCTTATAGCTGCGCAGTCAGACACTCATATCATAGACAATCCTGCATGGGTACAGCACGGCTTCGGTGGAGGTCGCCGTAAAAAAACGCGCAAAAGAAAAAGGCGAAAATACAGAACGATCAAGAAAAAAAGAAGACGTAGAAAGGTTAAATCTTTAAAACGGCGAAGGAGAATGCGTAGAAGACGCAAAAAAACTCGTGGAAAATGATTTAGACCTTTCATAATGAAATAATATATTTCATGACAAATATCAAATATATTATTCCGCCTCTCGCCATAGGATTAACAGAGGTGTCTGTCGGTCACCCATTTGATACCGCAAAGGTATTAATTCAAAACAAAAAACCATGGGTCGGGTTGCCTATAAAAAATTACTACAGAGGCTGGAAGTTTCCACTATTTTGTTCTTGTATTTTTAACTGCACGGTATTTCCTATGTATGATTGGTCCATCCAATTTACAAATAATTACTGGTTATCTGGCGCATTATCTGGCATCATAGTTTCGCCAATTGTATTTATATTGGATACCTTTAAAATAAAAAGACAGATTAATAAACCAATATCCTTAAAATTATTAAAACCCTTACATGGAATCTGGTCCACAACCGCCCGAGAGACGTTAGCCATGACTGTATACTTTGGAACATATAAAACAATGAAAGATGAGGGGTATAACCCTATGTTGTCCGGCGCTGCTGCAGGTTTGGTTAACTGGACAACAACATATCCCATTGATGTTGTTCATGCAAGACAGATTGCGCAACATATTTCCATTAAAAAAGCAATACATATAGGAGGTCTATGGAAAGGTTTTCCAATATGTGCTACCCGAGCTATTTTAGTAAATGCTTGTACATTTTCAGTATATGAAAAGGTCAAAAAAAGTTTAGATCTTTAGATTATATTGTTAATCTAAATAACTTAGAAAGTTGTCTACTAGTAATCTAAATGTCAGACGAATCAGATTATTGTAGTCAAAAAACACTTTTACAAGATGGAGATATATCAAAGGGTCAAGATGAATTGATTTTTGACCCTTTCAACCCAAAAAATCATGAGATTACGAAAAGTCAAGTAGAGCGTATTCTGAAATCATATGGTGTACCTGATACTGTACATAATTTTAATTTATACAGACGCGCTTTCATTCATAAGTCTTACGTTAAACGCCCGCATCTTGAAAATGTGAATAACGGTGTGACGATTGTAGAAAAGCCGAGTAATTGTATGGGTTTGAAAACCAAATCAAATGAGCGATTGGAGTTTCTCGGAGACGGTGTCTTGGAATGTATCACAAAATATTATTTATATCGGCGATTTCCGAAAGGGAACGAGGGATTTATGACAGAAAAGAAAATCGCATTGGTTAAAAATGAATCAATTGGACGTATGGTATATGAGATGGGTCTCAATAAATGGTATATTTTATCAAAAAACGCGGAAGAAAAAAAGACGAGAACGAATTTAAAGAAGTTGGGTTGCTTGTTCGAGGCATTCTTAGGTGCTCTTTTCCTTGATTTTAATAAGATAGATGTTGCAGATGAGGATGAATGGTTTAAGAATGTGTTTAAAACAGGACCGGGTTTCCAAATCGCGCAAGTTTTTGTAGAGAATATTTTTGAAAAGCACGTTAATTGGACTGATCTACTTGAGAATGATGATAATTATAAGAATATTTTCCAAGTGATGATTCAGAAGGAATTCAAGACAACGCCGGTTTATGTTGAGGTTTCGCCTCATGATGACGAAGAAGGCTATCATATGGGCGTTTATCTGTGTGTAGGACAACATCCCCACGGACTAGACCATGCGGATTCTGTAAGCTTCTCCGATCTCGGAAGTTTCAGTGCTATTCATGAATATATTAAGGAAAATGATAAAATATATGTGTTCTTTGCTGACAGTAAACATAAGATCAAAAAGAAGGCGGAACAAAGTGCATGTAAAGAAGCAATTGGGCGAGTCAAAGCGAATAAATAAATATGCTTAATTTATATAAATGGCTGATATAATTGGAGAATTAGATCTATTTAAAAAGCCGGTTCCTGTCAAAAAACAGGGAGTAGTTATAGTTATACCCCAAGAACAACAAGGTGTCGGGATAGGCGTTACCATTACAGATAGACGCCGCGACGGTTTTGATCGACGGGCAGCGCTTGATAAAATTAATAAGGTTAGAATTGCACATGTCCGGGTTCAACGAGAGCGTCCGATTCAGAGGGTTGAAGCCGAGGTGGTTGCCAGTCCTGTAGCCAAGGCACCCACAACCGTTCGTGTTAAAAGGGTAAAAAGACCACGAGGAATAAAACTAGGTAAAAATATTTTAAAGGGTACTATAACGGCTATTAATTTACCAGCTAAAACAGCTGCGGATACAGAGTCAAAAAGTGTCAAGGTCTCTGTTAAAAGGAGAGGTAAAGTGAAAGTCCGAACAAGAACGGATGTTCCAGAAAGTAGAATTAAAATTGGAGATACATTAGTAGTTGACAGAATGTGGCCTAAGGCGCCACCTATTAATTTGCGAGCAAATTCGTATTATATGAATAATCGTAAAATATTTATTAACTTCATTAATACTTTATTTGAACCATACCGGCAAGCTTTAGAAGAAGAAAGAAAGAATGTTTCTTGTGATCGCGGTTCAGGATCTTTTGCATTAATGACACACCAGGCAATTGTTAGAGATTATATGAATTTATATACACCATATCGCGGACTTTTATTATATCATGGTTTAGGGGCTGGTAAAACATGCGCCTCTATAAGTATAGCAGAGGGTATTAAGACTGAAAAACAAATTGTTATTATGACCCCTGCATCTTTGCGACAAAATTACATGAGTGAGCTTAAGATGTGCGGTGATCCACTTTATAGATTAAACCAATATTGGGAGTTCATTGAGACGAATGGTGATGTAGCGTTAGAAAATAAGTTGACTGAGCTCCTTCATTTACAAGAAGGGTTTGTTGCAAGTGAGGGCGGTGCCTGGTTAGTAAATATGAAGAAAGAACCCAATTATGATACCCTAACAACTCCGGCTAAAATGAAATTAAACCGACAGATTGATGCTATGATTAGTTCGAAATACTCCTTTTTAAATTACAATGGTCTTAGAAATAGCCATCTAGCACAATTAACGGGGGGTGATGATAGTGTAAATCCTTTTGATAATAAGGTAATCATAGTTGATGAGGCGCATAACTTTGTTAGTAGAATAGTAAATAAAATCGCTAGGAAAAAGTCTTTATCCTACAAACTTTACCAATATCTAATGGCTGCCACTGGATGTAAAATAGTATTTCTTACAGGTACACCAATTATAAATTATCCAAATGAAATTGGTATCATGTTTAATATGCTTAGAGGTTACATCAAAACCTTTACTTTTTATGTGAATGTACAGTCAAAACAGCGCGTAGATCAAAAATCTATAGAACGAATCTTTTCATCAATGGTTACATACGATTACATAGAGTATAATGCTAGTTCTAAAACAATAGTTGTTACAAGAAACCCATTCGGTTTTACTTCTGTAAGAGACCGTTCGGGACGATATGATGGCGTGAAAAGGGAAAGAGGTGGAAATAAGTGTGATCCAAAAAACCGCGGGAGAGATTGTCCCAGAGGATTTATTTGTTCTGAAGGTGTTTGTGCGCCGATGACAGATGCGGTATTTGTTCAAAAGTGCATGAGCATATTGAGAAATAATGATATTGAACCAATGCGCAACCCTAAGGTGGATTTATATAAGGCTCTACCCGATACATTAGAAAAATTCAATGCCTTGTTTATTAATCCAAAAACCGGAGATATTAAAAACCTAAATTTGTTTCAAAAACGAATATTGGGATTGACTTCTTATTTCAGGAGCGCTCAAGAACAATTAATGCCGGCATTTGATATTGAAAAGGATTTAATCATTGCTGAAATACCAATGAGTGATTACCAGTTTGGATTATACGAGACAGCTAGAGAGGGCGAGCGTGCGATGGAAACGAAAAATGCGCGAAGGCGCAAGGCGCAACAGAATTCCGACGGTGTATATGGCGATAGTGTTTCTACATATAGGATTTTTAGCCGTGCATTTTGCAATTTTGTGTTCCCAAGAGATATTACCAGACCGAAGCCGCAAGAATCGCAGGATTTAAAGGCAGCAATTATGCAAGAGGGTGTTGATGAAGATGATTTGGATGCCATTTCTCTCCAAGAAAGGTTGGCAAAGGAAGGAATTTACAATGAGGAGGATCAAGGGGCGGTGCAAGCTTTAGTTGCTGATACAACTGACGCATCTTATGCGGCGCGTATTAAAAGCGCCCTTGATGCGTTAAAAGCGGGAGCATCCGAATATTTATCAAAGACGGGATTAGCTATCTATAGTCCCAAATTTTTACAAATATTGGAAACAATAATGGAGGATGATATAGGATTACATCTTATTTATTCGCAGTTTAGAACATTGGAAGGAATTGGCATTTTCAGCTTAGTGCTGGAAACGAATGGATTTGCCCGATTTACGATTGGCAAAGATGATGCTGGAATATGGCGCATAACCATCCCCGATGAGGATAAAGGTAAACCAATGTATGCATTGTATACAGGAACGGAGGATGCCGAGGAAAAGGAGATTATAAGAAATATCTATAATGGGGCTTGGGATAAAATTCCGTCAACTCTCCGGGAATATGTAACAAGTATATCTGAAAACAATAATCATGGAGAGATAATTAAGGTATTTATGATTACTAGTAGTGGTGCCGAAGGTATTACTCTTAAAAATACACGATATGTGCATATAATGGAACCATACTGGCATCCTGTAAGAATTGAACAGGTAATCGGACGCGCTCGTCGTATTTGTAGTCATAACGAGTTACCGGAGAGTGAGAGAAATGTTAAAGTGTATATTTATTTAATGTCTTTTGCTGCAAATCAATTAATACCTGCAGAGAAGGGTGGTTCAAGGGATATTAGAAATCTTTTGAGAAAAGATGTCAGTAAAATAGATAGAAAAACCCCATTAACAAGCGACCAAGCTTTGTGGGAAATATCGAATATAAAAGAGGATATTAATAAACAGATTTTAATGGCTGTTAAAAGTTCCTCCATTGACTGCTCGTTACATGCCAAATCTACGGATTCTGATCCGGTTGTGTGCATGTCGTTTGGGGTTCCAACGCCAAATGAATTTACGATGGCACCAAGTTACGAAGATACAGTAAGTGATAAAACAGAACAGAGAAATAAAGTACGCGAAGTTTTTAAAGCCGAAGCTGTAAAATTAGATGGTATTAGATATGCTCTTAAACGATTTAATATGAAATTACCAGCCCGGAAAGCACCAGAAGGCGAATTGTACGATTATGAGAGTTATTTAAGAGCGAAAAAGACTGGACAGGGTGAGCCCACATTTGTTGGTTATTTGCGAATTGATAAATCAACTGGCAAACTGAAAAAGAGTAATAAATAATTATTTCTCTACCGACGTGGCAGTGGGAACATGATCGTCCTTGCTGTTTAGTTTACGCAATTCCTCTAGAATGAGTTGTTGATTTTCAATAATTTTTTCTAGCAATTTTGAATATGATGCATTATCTACAGTATCCACCTGCGTTGATTTTGGTACGCCTGCGGTTTTTAATTTTAATTTATTAAATAAACTTTCAGTATCTGTTTTTAAAGGATAAGAATTGCCAGTCTGAATCGGCGCCTCTTCTATTTTAAATGTAACACGTTTTTTTTCGTCACTCTTTGTTTCCTTTTTAATAATAGAATTCAATGGGGATGCATCTTTTTTATATCCTTCAGGGCGTTGCGCTTCACCATTTAACCATGCTTCCGCTGCTTTCTTATCTGGTTGATAACTGGACATTATTTTTCGCAACTCTTCTTGTCGCTGTTGCATAGTTTGATCAATTGTACTATCTGTTATTATTGGACGATCCTCTGTTTTATCCGAAAAATCAATTTCCTTTGGAACTTCCGCTTTTATAAGGTTATTAAAATCATCCTGCTTTTCTTTCAAGCGTTCTTCAAAAATTTTAAGTTTGGGGACCTCATCTTTTGAAATGACTCTCCCATCTTGTATATGTGTTCCCCATCCCGGGTCCACGTTAGGATCACTAACGGTTGGTTGAGGTATCATTGTTTGAAGATTTCTCAAAATTTCTTTATTCATGACAGTTAGATTATTATTAAATCTAAAACGTTCCTTATGGACATATTCAATTACTTTAAATAGGCGGTCTTTAAGGTCGCCGCGATTACTTTTGTAGCCCGGATGGTCTTGGAGTATAGAAAGTAATAAGGATTTATTTTCTTCGCTATTAACCGACATGAGTATAAATACATTAGTTATAAAGCTTTATGTATTTATGCATATGAATTAAAATATTCCTTTCGCAGTTTTATCATTTTCTTATCAGGTACCTTTTCCACTTGAAAAGCCTCAAAGGGGGTACCATGCATAAGTTGAATAATAAAGTACAATGAATACATTCCACATTCACTATTACTGTATTGATGTCTCTTTTTATTAATTTCTAAATCAAAGTCTAGATTTACCCCCGCTCCTTGCTGTTGTACTGTTTTTGCAAATTTATGAATTTGTTTAGGTATACCGTCTCCATAACTATCAAAAAAATATATTTTTTCCTTAGGAATATCAATAAAGAGAGCGACCCAATGTGATCCCGGTTGAGTATGTTTATCTAAATTAAATATCAAACCTATTTTTTTCTTCCCCTTTTTAAGTATATTTTTAATATCGAACTTACATAGTTCTTCCCAAACACACTCTCCAAAAACTTGATGGGTATCGTAGTCAATTGGCGAAGGTCCTATAAATTTGAAATCTTTCTTTGCCCTTTCCCATTGCCCCATTACCTTTTGAATATCCACTGTTGTCAACCATTCTTGTGGATTTTTTTTCCATTCAACAGGACTGGATGGTGCAAACATCGTACCTATTAAGGATTTATCCACATCGTGTTTGAGACATTGATGTCGTAACCAACACATTTCTGAATCGCAGGTATCGGAAAGATAGTAGCGTAATTGTTCCCATATTTTTCTGGGATTATTAGTGGTAATAGGTTGATCACAATGTCTTGCATTCCATGATTCTTTTAGTTTATGCAGTGCGGCGGAGGTATAACATGTATAATCTAACGTCTCGCCATCTTTCTTAGGCGAACACTTCGCATGCTTGTATTCCTTTTTTTTCGTTTTATTATGTCTATGTCTATGACTATGTTTTTTTGTTCTATTACTCATCTATATATATGAAGCCTATTATTTCTTTTTATTTTTTGGTTTTTTATTTTTTTTGACTCTTTTACCGTGTTCTCTCACTTTGGGAAGAATAATCTTTTTAGATATCTTTGTTGATGTGATATTAATGTGATCTGTAATTTTCGGGGCACGCGGTTGCGACTTTCTCATTATATAGTTATCAGGGTCATATCCTTGCTCTGTGGTGGTAGCGGGTATTTTTTTAAATATATCTAAATCTTTATAATCATCTTGTATATCATTTTTTTTGTCACTAAATTTAAAGTAAGCAATACACTGACTGGCAAATCTATCAAATAGTGCATTGATGTGGACATCGTCTGTTTTTTTTCCATTTAAGAAATCTTTTGTTAATATGAAAATTCTTCTTTTATAACTTTCAATATCCTTAGCTAAATCTTCATTTTTTGGATGTTTTTCACCAAGTATGGAAGTGAAGGCGGGGTTTACGAGATATTTAAGGTCAATTAGATTACGCGAACAATCCATTACTACATGTAGATTTTAAAATATATAATAAAAAACGTAATGATCAATATATTGATTCCCCAGTCAAAATTAATATTTTCAATATTATTCATGTCATATTTTGTGTCAAAGAGAATATCTAAAATATCGAGAGCATAATTCGTTTTTGGATCAATATGATGATTTATGTGTTGTGAATTTTCAAAAATACGATAATTAATATTATGAACGGAGGCATACAATATACCCCACAATAATAATACAGCTTTGTTAAGTCTTAATTTCTTTCCAAAAAGATTCACTTCTAATTTGGACTTTGTAGCAAATAGTATCAAAAATCCGCCTTCCATAAGAATATTTTGGATAAATTCCATCAACACATTGAATGGGGTACGATTAATGGATGTATCGTGGTGAATTTTATCATGAAAATCCAAGGTGTATAGTATTATTTTTCTAATTACATTATCGACGGACGGGAATCTTCTAAGATATTTAATGATTCTCCAACTACTCTCCATATAAAGTTTTTCAAAATCATAGGCATGTGAAATATAGTGAATTGCGTAGCCTAATAATATAGCAACCAAAAAGGATAACAATCCTTCAGTGATTGTATGTTTTTTATTACCATAGTGTGTGATGCACCATATAGATATAATTACAGCGCACCAAAACCATTTATTTATTTTAATACTATACCATACCTCACGTATATTTTTAAATATCTGATTCTTAGGGGTAATATCATAAAAGTTGATTCTCTTTTTTTCCAAACGTTTAGATTTCATAATTTTATTTTTTTTATTTTTATCCTTTTCCTTATCCTTTTTACTTTTTTTAACCATTTTGATTATATACACTAAATAAATTTATATTTACGTAGAAGACGAATAATGGAAAATATTAGCGTATTTTATGGAATCAACAGATGACGCCAACAAAAAAAAGGAGACAATAGGCGGAAAGAAAAACGGGAAGGAAAGGAAATCGCATAGGAAGCAACTAAGAGATAAATTAGTTACTAGTTTAATTAATTACATTCGTGGATCAGGTTTACCTGATAAGATCAGCGGATTTTTATTAAAATCTCTCCATTTTCACATACCGTGGTATTTCTTAATCTTATTTATATTATTACCATTTGACCTCGCTTGTTATTCATTAATACCATTACTTATCTCGTTGAGTTTATTTTTATATTTAAGAGGTTGTTTTCTTACTATCGTGGAATTCAAATTAGGTCAAGACGATACGAATATAATTGATCCATATATAGTTTTCTGTAAGGATGAAGTTAATGAAGAAACAAGATACCGATATACTTTAGGGGTAGCGGCTATGTATTTTTCTATCGTAGCGTTAATTTTGATAACGCGATATAAAAATATATAGCGGTGTTAGTCTAAATTTCTAATTTGTACACGTGTGTGATTATTGAATAATTTAAACCCAGTATTGCATGTGTTTGGGTTGAATGGTGCAAATCTCTCTTGGGTAAAAAGTAATTGATTGGTCATGTGCACCGGGCGACTTTCAGCAACCAAATAAGAACTATTATACATATCGCTATGTGAACCGGGTATGAAATCTGCTTGAGGACACGCCTGAAGTGGAAAAATAGTATCTCTTAGCCGTGTCTCTACATCAATATTAGCCTGATATCCATTGAATGGGAGAGATGTGGCGGGGGTAAACATCGTATCCGTGTTATAAGTTGGTTTTTGTTGACATGGGACAGTCGCCTCTTTTCTGGTGTCTAAAATTGGCATATGTACCCGCCTAGTTTGCGCAGGTCTAATGCTATAGCTCATTTTAATGGGCGCAGAAGTTGTATTACGATCATAAATCCGATCACTTAACTCCTGTGTTCTTTCCTGTTGACAATAAAATACTCCATTAACTACTCCTTCCATCTTATAATTACCTAAGATTATAATATAAGTAAAATACCTAAAGATAGTGGTTAAAATAATGTAAATATGTGTGGGATCTTTTGCGTGCTAAACGGTACTAGCTTTGGGGGCAGCAAGGAAAAAAACGATTATGTTGAGCGTGCATTTAAAAAGGGAAGCCCCAGGGGTCCCGAGAAAAGTACATTACTAACCAAAGACAATATTATCTTTGGGTTTCATCGCTTAGCTATCAATGGTTACGGAACTGATACATCAGATCAACCCTTGATGAAGAATAATTGTACATTGATTTGCAATGGAGAGATATATAATTGGAAAGAGCTCATTGAAATGTGTCAGTTAGATTGCTCTTCTGGATCTGATTGCGAGGTGATTATTGCTCTTTATAAAAAATATGGTATTAAGGAAACTTTAAATTTACTAGACGGCGTCTTTGCATTTATTCTTGTAGATCATGATGCAGAATTGATGTTTGTTGCTAGAGATTCTCTAGGTATAAGACCACTATTTATGTGGCGAAATACAGTATATCTTGACGTCGTTGTTTTTGCATCCGAACTTAAAATGGGCTCCAGCCTTTTAAGACCTAGAATGGAACCAAAACCGTTTCCACCTGGTCATTTAATGGTACTAAACTATACACAAAAGGGCTACTTGTATAAAGAACCAAAACCATTTTTTGAGATTAAATCTATTCCTAATAATTCCATTCAAAGCCTAGCTCAAACGGACCGTTTGATACACGATAGTTTGGTAGCCGCTGTCAGTAAACGAGTAGATAATACGGATAGACCGATTGCCTGTCTACTTTCCGGTGGTCTTGACAGCAGTTTAATCTGTTCAATTGTAGTAAGGATTTTTAAAGAGAAATATGGCGAAGAAGGGGCTGCTAGGGTTAATACGTGGAGTATTGGTATGGAGGGCTCTGAAGATTTGAAATATGCTAGAAAAGTGGCGGACTTTTTAGGCACAACACATAATGAAATAAAATGCACTGAAGAGGAATTCTTGTCCGCAATTCCTGAAGTGATATATGCTATTGAAAGCAATGATACAACTACTGTAAGAGCGAGCGTAGGGAATTATTTAATTTGTAAATATATTCGCACTAATAGTAATGCCAAGGTCATATTTAATGGCGATGGCAGCGATGAGTTGACCGGCGGATATCTATATATGCACTATGCGCCAGATGCCGTTGAATTTGACATTGAATGTCGTCGTTTACTGCATGATATTCATTTATTTGACGTTCTGAGATCCGATAGGTCTATTTCTTCCAATGGATTAGAAGCGAGGACACCATTTCTCGATAGATCATTTATACAAAGTTATTTATCAATACCCGTCAGTTTGCGATACCACCCATCAAGGGATCAGCCGGAAAAATATTTGTTACGACATGCATTCAGTAAAGGCGAATATTTACCAGATGAAGTTTTATGGCGACGGAAAGAGGCATTTAGCGATGGCGTTAGTACACAAAAAAAATCTTGGTTTGAAGTGATTCAGGACAGAGCGCAACTGATTTGTGAAAGAGATCTTAAACTTAGGGTTTCAGGCGCCGAAGCCGAAAAAAGATATTATGATCATTTGTTTACTGAAAAATTTGGCAGTGTTCAGTATAATGAGGCTGTGATGCCTTATAAATGGATGCCCAAATTCATTAACGCGACAGATGCTAGTGCAAGAACATTGCCCATTTATAAAAATAAATAAGCGATATATTGTAATAAACGTTCAGCGGTCATCTATTCACGAAAATAAATAACATAATTATGTATATCTATTGTAATTATGTTATTCTGCAATTCATTTCTTTATTCGGGCTTTACATTAATGTTTGTTGTTAATTCTTTAATGGTTCAATATAATTATTTCTCTACAGAGTTCTCAAAATATATTGGAATATTAGGAGTTGTAACAGCTGCATGTTTACTTTATGGAATGTTCTTTAAACATCCAATTTCTGTAGATGCGGGGCATTTATTACTTAGTATATACTTATTCACCTCCAGTCTCATTGCTGAGAATTCATATTTAATTTTAGTTTCAGCAATTACACTTTTAATAGTTATTTTTTCAAGATGTTATTTCAGCGGATGTTTATTGAAACGGTTACATAAAAAACGTACAGTGTTTAAGTCACCTTTGATCAAAATGATTTTGAAGCAGATTAACTGGAATATCGTATATCCATGTCTTTTACTGATAGCCCTTTATAGATATTATTCAATTAGTAATCCAGGTGAATACTAAAATATTAAAATCACAATATATTTTAATATGAAGTTCAGTGACATACTCCTATCATTACTAATAATATTTATCTTTCTAATGTGTTGTTTAGTAAGTTATCTGTCAAAAGGATTCAAACATATTCAGAATAATTGGCCAGAATACAGATGCAATCCCGTAATAATGCCATTTGCAGGTTATTTTGGACATGATACTGAAGAAAATTTCTCTCAGTGTATAGGTCAAATGCAGTCTAGTGTGATGGGTGTCTTCACAGCAGATCTTCACGCCGGACAGAATATGCTGCAAAATAGTATAAGCAATGCTGCCTCAAGTATGCAAAGTTTCCGCGGACTTCAGGGAAATCTAAGACCCGCAATCGGTGGAAGCATTACTAATATTTTTGGAGTATTTCAAAACGTGCTTATCGAATTCCAGAAATTTGTTATGGGATTTAAGGATATGCTAATGAAGATTTTAGGAATTGTTGCCACCATGATGTATATGTTGAGTGGGCAGAATATGTTGGGAACAAGTATAGTTGAAGGTCCTATGATGAGTACCCTTAGAGTTATTAGTGGAGGCGCTTCTGCAATTGGATTGTAAAATTTGTACAATAATAAGGTTTAATATCCGACATATATATATATAAAATATGTCTGATACTAATAATTGGAAATCACATATAGAGAAGCAATATGCAAAAGAGGGATATATGGATAAGTATGGTGGTTCCGTTTTGATTACTGGTATTACGCTGGGAATTTTTGGAATGCTTTTCGGCTATCATTATTTGATGACAGATATAAAGGCTCTTAAAAAGGACTGGGTAAATATCAGATGCAATCCATTAATGATGCCGTTTGCCGGGGTTATAAATGCGCCACCAGATGGGTCAAAATGGGCATATACGGCAGAAAATTTCGGTCATTGTGTAACCGAATTACTTAAAGATGCAGCAAGTGTTGAAACGGCGGGTTTAAATGCAACACAAGGTATAATGCATAAAACAATGGACGGTCTCTCGGCAGCTATTCAAGATGCGCGCAAATTAATTTCTAGTCTCAGAAATATTGCCGGAGGTATGTTTTCAAGTATATTGAATAAGATTCTAAATGTGCTTTTGCCTTTACGTATGGTATTAATAAAGTCTTTGGATACAATGAATAAAACTGCCGGTGTAGGTGTGACATCACTATTTACAGCTCTTGGAGGCATCCTATCCATGAGGAGCTTTATTTGGTTATTTCTAATTGTGTGTATTTTTATTCTAATTATGGCGGCAATGTTTATCGTAGCCATGCTTTTGGCAGGGTTCGGAGAGATGTCTATTCCTTTCTTTGGATGGGTTTTAGCAATACCAAGTTTTCTATTAGCATTAGGAGCTGTTATATTTTTAATCGCCGTGTTGGTTATATTTATACCTATTATTAGTATTATAATACAGGTATTAGATTTAACAAGTAGTGTACCACAGCATAGAAGAAGGTTGGTTGCAGTGCAGCAAAAAACCAATCAATATAATTCCGGAGAGGAGAATTTTGAAAATAGAATCCAGCCAAGACATTTCTGTTTTGACCCGAACACTCTCATTCATGTGGAAAAGAAGGGAAAAATTAAGATTTCTAATATTGAAATAGGAGATAAATTAATGGATGGTAGCATTGTAACCAGCGTGTTTCAGTTGGCTAGTCAACATGAGTCTATGTATGAAATCAAAGGGATAAAAGTAACAGGATCTCACCGTATAGATGATAGCACGTATGGTATTATAGCTGTAAAGGATCATCCAGAAAGTCAATTAATCAAAGATTATTGGTCACCTGTATTGTATTCTATCAATACTACTAGTAAACGTATTCCTATTAAACAATTTAAATTTTTAGATTATGATGATATGGATGATATGGATATCTCAATGCTTCGTCATATTATGGAACAGGAAAATGAATGTAAACCTATGCCCGGTAACTTCTTTGTTCATAAATTTTTAGAGGCGGGAATTCATGGCGATGCCACGTTAGAATTAGAAGATGGTCGTTCGGTTAAAATTGCAGATATAGAACTTAATAGTCATTTGAAATTTGGGCAGAGGATTTTAGGAATCGCGAAGATCGATGGAAAACTTGTGAATTCAGTTGAAAAATATAATATCAATAATACAAAACTAATTGGTACAAAGGCAATAAAAATCCTTTCTAAAGATTTAGGAGTTATACCACTATATAAAAGTGAAAGTTGGAGGGTCCCGAACCCGGATGTTTTATATAATATAATAACGGATACGGGAATATTTATGATAAATGATATTCAATTACTAGATTATAATGGCGGATTAGGAACCTTATGGGATACAAAATTTAGTTACAAATCTTTAACAGTATAAATTTTTATCTATGAATTATGTATAGCTATGGAAATGAAATTGTTTGGAATAAAATTCAGACCTATGGTAGTCGCACTATGTCTGTTAGTAGGAATTATGATTGGTGCATTTGCTTTATGTTCTTGTGCCAAAGTTACTTTAAAGGAAGTCAAGGAAGGCTTTGAAAGTATGGGTGCACCAACGCACTATAGTATGGGCACCGGAGTTCCGGGGTCTTACGGATCAAGCCATCTACCATCAATTGCGCAACATTTAGATAAAAATATGGGTCCAAAACTCCCATTGCCCCCCGGCGAGCTGTTCTTTTTCGCGGATAACGAATTTAAGCCAGAATGCTGTGTCCCCCCTTTCTCATCTGTGAGTTCGGCTGACGGATGTGCATGTGTAACCAAAGAACAAGTTGATTATATTAATGCTCGTGGAGGGAACAGGAGCGCATATGAAGCATTTTAAATAAACATAATAAAAACTTAACGTATTTACATTTATGTGTTCATACGTTAAATTAGATAACCGAAAAGAAATAAAATGGGGAACGTGCGGTAAATGCGGGGCATCGTTCGTATTACATTATGGTGGAAAATCACAACGAACGCCGTGTAGAGTACATGAGTGGGATAGAAATAACAATTGTACCATATGTCATAAAAATCGTAATAATTATTCGGGCAATTGCTATCACGTTATAGAACCTCCTTGTTGCTTAGGAATGTGTAGCATCGTTTAGTTCGCATTTAATACAGTATCTTATTGGAATTGATAATTTATATCCTTCCATTGAATCAATAAAGTCATTTTCCCATTCGTGATTACAATTATTAATAATTTCTGTTTTCAACGCCGTCATTACAGTTTCTTTCTTTTCTATTAAGTTCTTTAATTGTTTAATTTCTTCATTTTTGAAGTATAACATGTTTTTTAAATCACTTAATTCAATGGCGAGTTTATCTCTTAACTCTATGTTGAAATCAACACTTATGACACCGCTCATTTAATTAGTATTATACAAACTTTTTAAATCTATATGTATAATATAATGCCGTGTTCAGCGTGTGGAGGTTCGACAAGTCAAAGATCTCAATTTAATCTTACTGGAAAGGGTAATTTTAAAGCTGCGCAAAAAAAAGTTGTTAATTTAACACCAACGCAAGCGCGTTATCTTCAGATGTGGCACGCGCAGCAGCGCGCAGCTGCAGCTAGTCGGCGCAGGCATTTCTCAATGCGATTTTAGATATATAGATGTGCAATTGATGCATTATAATCTTCAGCTTTAATTAGTTTCTTTACGATATCTTCGGTAACAGCAAATGGCGAAGTTATCTTAAATACCACCTGCCCGTCAAACAATTTACTATCCGGTTTCATCATTTTATACAGATTGATCTTCGTATACAGGATTTCAAGGCATCGTTTCAAATTCCTAACACCCCTCTCCTTTTCTGTGTATCTATCAATAATATACCCTAATGTTTTGTCATCAATGGTAACATCTTCCACCTTAAAATTAATATTTTTAGCAATCTTTGGGATTAGATGGTCTTTAGCAATGACTATTTTATCTTTCGTGGAATATCCATCCGTATGAATTCTATACATTCTGTCTTTAAGAATTGGATTAATCTTCTTTTCATCGTTGTAGCTGAAAATAAATAGCGTCTTGCTCACATCAAATGAAATGCTAGAGAAGTATTTATCGTGGAATTGATCACTCTGCGAGGTGTCAATTAAATGAGTTAATATACCTGTAATTTCTTCACCTTTTGGAGTATCTGATATTTTATCTAATTCGTCAAAATATATCAAAGGATTCATTGTTTTACTCGCTAAAAGAATATCTACAATTTTCCCCCAACTACTCCCTTCATAAGTATAAGAATGCCCTTCTAAGAATGAAGCATCTGTTGCACCACCGAGCGCGATTAGCGCAAATGGTCGCTTCAAGATTTTACTGATACCTTCCTTGATAAGTGTTGTTTTCCCAGTTCCAGGGGGTCCATGCACACCAATTGCAGTACCAACACTGTTTGGATTTGCGATTAATTGTCCTAGAAATTGCATAATCTGCATCTTAGCATCATTCAACCCATAAACACAGTCATCCAAAATTTGTTTAGCTTCTTCCATAAATATTGAACATGCGTCACGACCATCTGAAACCTGTACTGGCAAATGTGTTATTTTTCCAAATGGGATCCGCATAAAAGCATCTACCCATTGTTTGATTTTGTAATATTCGCCGGAACTGGGATCCATGTAATTCAATATATTCAGTTTTTTAAGAGCTACCGCTTTAAATTGTACGGGAATATCTGATTCCAGAAGAGATAAACGGTAAGGTTTATCTACATTGGTGTATTTATTTACTTCTTTAAGCTGGGTAATAATATGCTTTTGTGCTTGCAATTCCATATCTCGGAAGAACTTAAATTCATTTGCCGGTCCCCGTGCTCGAAATAATTTCCGCAGCTTCATCACATTTTTATCTTTCTGTTTACTAGCGTCCCTCTCCTCTTTCTTTTTATTTTCTTTTTCTGCCGCTGCAGACAGTTTGTTAAAATGTTTCATCATTGCTTCTGATCCTTTATTTTTACGGAGCTCCAATAATTCTGACATTTCCTCCATAAGTTTCTCTTGTGTCAAAGATTCTTCCGTCTGTTTTTTAATGTATTTTCTGTGTATTTGCCTCCATTTCCTCTTTTCCAAATCTTTGTCATCCAAACGTACATCAAAATGATTACGTTTTCCTACCTTTATAATCACCGCTGAATATGGCTCATCCCAATCTTTTGCCTCTACAATTACCTTATCACCAACTTCCAATTTTTCTGTTTCACCAGTTTCCTTCTTTTTAGCTGATTTCTTTGGTTCATCACTACAATCTTCTTCATCACTATCATCTTCAATATCTTCTAACTCATCAACTTCCTCCATTTGGGAAAATACGCCATTTTCTCCACCCGGTACAGTAAATACGATATTAAAACGCATATTTTGACCCAGCATATTCATTATCTCTTCCTCGTCAAATTCCTCCTCCTC